CAAAAGGATGCTGTAGGAATAATTTTTTAGAATTATAGTATTAAAGTTTTTATTTAATAAATAACTCTTTTCAATTATTTTTCATAACTTTGCATCGTGGTCCATATTTTTTTGTAGGAATGTAGGACGGTAGGAAGTAAAAAACAGAGTTTCAGCATATGAATAGAAAAAATGCCTCTCAAATCAGAATTGTCACCATCAGCGTCGAGCCCTATCTTGCGGAGTATGCGAAAATGAAGTTCGCTAACGGAGGAAGGAACGGTGCAATCCGAATTCCTTACAATTCCGAGTTTTACCATTGCGTCTGGGAGCATATGGCTAAACGCCGCGTCAACCAGGCTGTCCAGACTGACGGCAATCTCGGGATCCTGCTACCGTCAAGGAGGCTCACAGAGGACGGACCGGTCAAGAACCCCGCATACTACAACTATCTCTCACCTGTGGCGGTCCAATTGATAGAGAGGTATCTCCGCCGCCAGTTCAATTACGAGCTTCACCAAATGATGCTTGACAATGAGAACAACGGGCGTCCGGTACGGCAACGGGATCTGGTCGCGGACTTCATCAGGCGGTACCGTCTAGAGAGTATCTCTGAGGACGCACTTTTGAAGAGTTTTCAGCGGTACCGGCAACGCCTGCATCCCAGGAAACCGAGAAAATACGAAAAAAGACGTAAAATTAAAAAGAATTAACGTTTACCGAACTACCCTTTTTGTCCTTTATCTTTTCGTCACGTAAAAACAGTGTATTATGAGAGAACTCATCCAACACATCCAACTCGTCCCGGTCATCACCACCTCGACCGGAACATTCAAGGAGGGACTCTTCGACGTAATGAGCGACCAGCCCTTCAGTATTGACCCTGTCCCATCAGTAGACGACGGCGGTACCTCATGGAACTGTGACAAGTCGCTGACTATCGACCAGCCGGACTCGTCAACTGTCAGGTATTTCCGCTATGAGCGGAGCTGTATAGTACGTATCTTCGACAACAGCGGCAGTGTTTATGAGATAGGCGACATCATGACGCCAGCCCGCGCGGTCATATCACAGAATCTGAACACCGCAACCTTGCAGATCAAGGCGGAAATGGTGCGTAACCCCTTCGCATAGTAGTCTTTTTCCACATTATTATATATATTTACCTTTGGGCAGATTAATCGATTTGCCCAATGAATGAACTGCAGACTATTCTCCTTAGTGACATGCCCCTGCTGATATCCACCGACGGCTACCGCCAGTTGATGGTAGAGGCGTTCCCCGTGCATGCCCCACAGGTTGTTGACAAGGTGAGAATCCCAGAAGGCTCACAGTTTTTCTTCTCGCCTAAGACCTATGAGCAGCAGACGAGGGATGCCTTCGGGAAGATCAAGCAGGCGATAGAAAACGCCGTAGCCCGGCAACAGACGGACAACCCGCCGTCTTTAGTCGGCTATGACTTCGACAGCCCGGAACTCCCGGACAACTCCGTCGCATACCACCGTGTATGGGGCATTATCACATCAGACTCCAGATACTACTTCTCGTCGAAGCAACTGGAGGCTGACCTTCTCGCAGCAGACGCGAACCCGCAGATCACAAGTCACCTGCTTCACGTCAACTCTCCAGGCGGAGAGGCTTACTACCTTGACCGTCTCGACGAGACGATGCGGAGTCTTCACAAGCCTGTCATCACCCTGTACGAGAAGGCGTGCTCAGCGGCATACAATATCGCATGCCATGGGCAGCGTGTCTATGCCACCACAGCCTTTGACTTCGTCGGATGCATCGGAACCATGACCTCGTTTCACGATTTCGAGCCGTACTATGAGTCGCTGGGCATTAAACTCATCGAGGCGAAGGCTACCAAGTCGGACCTCAAGAACAAGATTTTCGACGATCTTAAGGACGGCAAGCCCAAACAGTACATCGAGGAGGTCCTTAACCCGCTGAACGACAGTTTCCTTTCCACGGTGAAATCCCACCGTAAGAAACTTGCCGATCTCGATGACGACGCCCCCGTACTGCGAGGTGAGACGTTCTTCACACAAGCCGCACTGGAGATCGGTCTTGCGGACGGACAGTCAACCCTGCTCGATGTCGCCATCGAGGCTTCTAATCTTGGCCGGAAGTGGTCAGAGGTTAACCGACAGAAGAATTCTATTTATAGTGCCATTTAGTTAGTGTTAGTTTAAAATTTTAGTTTTATGAATTGGAAAGACAAATTAAAGAAGGTGGTAGAGCTTCTTGGCTTCACCGCCAAGTTTGAGTCTAAGGCTCTGACTAACGAGGAGTTCCAGCAGGTTATGGACCGCTATCAGCGTGACTACCAGGTTACCCTGCAGGACGACATTAACGCCGAGCAGCAGCAGGCTCAGGACGAGGCGATGCAGCAGCAGTTGAACGCAATCTACGCTGCCGTTCTCGCGGCAGGCGGTGAGCCTGAGCAGGGAGCGCATAATGAGGAGAATCATAACGCCACCCAGCAGGACATCGTGGCTGCCATCAACAACCTCGGCTCACGTATCGAGATCCTCAGTCGCCAACCCGCTCCCGACACACCGGAGCAACAAGGTAACGCTGTTATCGTGAGTATCCACGGATTCGGCAACACTCCAGAGTATCTGTTCGGTGTCCAGGCTCCAATGTACTCCATGGGACTGCGTTGGAACAGAATCGCCGCCAACCCTGCTATGGCTGCCACCCTTGGCGAGCCTACCAATGCCGAGCAGGAGGCGTTCCGCAAGGCTGTCAGCGAGTACGGAGCAGCTCTGCGTCAGCGTGCGAAGTACCTTATTGAGAACAAGATGACCGCTGACCTGAAGGCTGTCGCTGAGGGAAAGTTCTCCACCAACTATGCTGGTGTCGACAATCTGGGCGACATGGGAACACAGTTCACCATCCGTCGCCAGGACGCCATCATCGCGCGTGTTCTCTCCACCGTCAAGATGACCGACTTCTTCCCTGTACGCTACGGTATTCAGGACAACGACGTTATCTTCAACGCCTTCTTCGACGAGGTTTCCCAGGCTTGGCAGGAGGGTGCTGTCTACAAAGGCGGTATGAAGATCGAGAACGAGCGCGGCTACGTTGACGATGCCATGATCAAGATGATGTGGGGTCCGATGAAGGATCTGGAGCGCAAGTACATCGCCTATCTGAACACATCCGGCAGCGATCCTATCAAGTGGAACATGATTGAGTACCAGATGCTCAACTCCCTTCTGGAGGCGCAGCGTGAGCAGAATATCCGCCGTATGCGCGGTATCTACGTGAAGCCAGAGAGCGGTGTCGCCGGTTCTTACCTGACCGCATCCACCGGTATCCTCTATCGCCTGCTTGACTATATCCACAGCAACAAGCTGCTTGTGACAGACGACGCTGACAAGACTTTCCGCGCATACACCGAGAGTACTATGCTCGGAATCGTCAAGTTGTTCGTAGATGAGATCAAGAGTCATCTGGGAGAGGACGAGACGCTGGACGGAAAGGTGCTTTACCTGAACGAGCGTCACAAGTCCTGGTGGCTCAAGTGCATCCGCACCCAGTTCCATCTTGACACCGACTTCTCCGGAGTCAACTCATACGCCAACATCGTGCCTGACACCGATGTTCGCATTATCTGGCTGCCGTATCTTGGCAACCTCACCTTCATGATGATGCAGGAGCCCGGCAACCTCCAGTTCCTGGAGTTCCTGCCAGGAGAGATGATGGGTCTCCAGATGGAGCAGCAGATGGAGATGGTTCGCGCCTGGAGCACATGGAAAGAGGGTACCGCGGCTGCATTCCTTGGTCGCAAGTTCTCCAGCCGTGCGGAACTGGTAGACAATGACTACCAGTGGCAGCAGATCTTCCTTAACCTCTTCGCCGCCGACATCGCAGCTGACGCGACGACAGTTGATGCCGGCAAGGGATTCTGGCAGATCACGGGTGTCAACACCAAGGCAACAGCGATCACCGATATCACTGGTGCCAAGAACGGTGTCGCCTACTGTATCGAGATCGGTGACGAGACTTATCCGTCGACGATTGCCAAGGCTGGTAAATTTGAGAAGATCAAGGAGGCGTGGACACCTACCAAGGTGGGCGACTACATCCTCGTCATCCTCCTCTCAGACGGTAAGTTCGCAGAGTTGGAGCGTTGCGTCGGTGGCAACCGCACCATCAACCGTGAGTTGAATCCCCATTATGTAGGATAATAAAAAATGTATAATATGAAGAAGTCACTTATCACCAGTACTGGGCTTTCCCGCAAGGGAGCCCAGTACGCCAACAAACGCCAGCGCCAGCTGGTAAAATGCCTGCTTTGGCTGTTTGCCATTTGCATGATCCTTATGGCTTGGACAGAGCCTGCCAGTGCCCACGTCGGGCTGTCCCTTGCCACGATGTCTCTCATCGGAAGCATTGACGATGTTACTGACCGTGAGACACACGGTAACGAGATCGCCTATCAGATTGTCCTGATTGCCTGCGACCAGCTTGCCGACAGGTTCAATTTTCCCCAGCCTGACAAGGACCGATTAGTTAAAATCGGGAAATCCCTCCTGAAACCCGGAGAGGCGGCGCACTATTTCGAGGCGCATACCATTCCGACACTGCTATCCAATACGGAGAAAGGAGACGTGACAACGACTGGAACCAACACCTTCACCGCTCTCCTTGGTGGTGACAGGACTCAGGTCAAGAATTTCGTGGAGGAGTATTCCGGATACAAGTTCATCATTCTCTATAAGCATATTAAGGATACGGTATGGCACATCATCGGTGAGGCGGAGCGCCCCATGGTCCTGAACAATACGGAGACCAAGGATGATGCGGACGGACGCTACACCACGTTGACGTTTGTCCGTAACAGTGTATACCTGGACTGTCTGGTTGACTGGGAGACTGGCGAGAGCATCACCACGCTGCTTGAGGGGAATCCCGCCGCAGGCAATGGTTGAATTTAATACGTAGCAAGTATGTATAACGAACGTGAACGTATCATACATCATCGGCAGCTGCTCTCCAAGGAGTCAGCAGCTGCTGATTTGCGGTTACTCCAGGAGAAAGATCCGAAGAACCCGCACCTGACGGAGTTCGGTTTGTCTCCAGCCCGTCTTGCAGATCAAATACTCTTTGCTCTTCTTGCCGTCGCATCACGTGATGAGATTGTAAAGAACCGTCTTTCTGGTAAGAAGAATCCCGCTGAGGAGAATCCCGCTGAGGAGAATCCCGCTGAGGAGAATCCTGCTGAGGAGAATCCTGCTGAGGAGAATCCCGCTGAGGGAAATCTTAAAAAGGAAGCAAAAAAAAAGGTGAAAAGCCCCTCACCAAAGAAGAAGAGTACGAAAAAATAGACTGGCTGAACCTCAGTGATCCTGACGTTCAGCAGGCTACTATTCTCTACAACGACCGCATTAACACATGGCGGCGTATGAAGCAACTCGACGAGCTGCTGGAGAAGCAACCTACGGAGAAGGCTGTCGCTGAACTGGCGGAGTTGCGTATCCGTAATCTTCAGGCGTTCGCCGAGTTGCAATCCTTTAACGATACAGGCAAGTTCCTCTGTAAGCATCCATTGCTTGCCGGACGGTCGGAGGCAGCCAGACTAGCCACCCTCCTGAAGCGCGACCCTGCAGAGTTCCTCAGGCAGCATAAGAATGTACTCGATAATATCAGACGCTACAAGAGTTACATCAAGCGTAAGGACCGAAAGGACAAACGCCATCAGGACAGGACTAACCTCGAACGCCATCAGGACAAGGAACGCCTGTTCCGCATGATACTCGAGCAGGAAGGGAGATAGACATTTATGAGCAACTACGAGAAACTTTTGGCAAAGATAGCCTCGGAAATCAATGCGGAGGCTGACGCTGTCGAGATATACGACCAGTTGACAGAGCAGGCGAAGAAGGGAGACGCTGACAGTGTCAAACTGATTGCTGAGCTCAACCAGTATGCCGAGGAGCGTAAGTTGCGGAAAGAACTTTTCGGCATATGACACAGATAGAGAAGATCCAGGAGTTGCACCCCGACCTGATAGCCTCTTTCCTTGCCACCGGCAAGGGGGAGGCTATCCCTGTGGAGCTCCGCCTGTTCCTACAGCAGCTGCAATGGGCAATGGAGATCTTCGAGACGGAGCGGAGCATCAGCCGCTGTGCCGCCAAGCTCCGCCAGCGCATAGCGGCAGAGCAGCATGTGAGCATCGAGCAGCGCACAGCCGTCGCCCGTGTCTACGAGGCTCTCAACTTCTTCCATGTCGACCAGTCGGTGGGTATCAAGGTGTGGGAGTCGGTCTATGCCGACCAGTTTGAGAAGATTGCCCTGCTTGCCGCTGTCAAGGGCGACCTCAAGACACAGTCAAAAGCCACCGAGCGTGCGCTGGAGTGCCGCCGGCGCGCGGCGGAGATAGCCGACAGCGACCGCTCGCTGGGCATCACGCAGCTCATCTCCCCGGACATCACACCCGGGCTGCTGGGCTTCGAGACGCAGGACCTGAAGACGATTGCCAGGAAGAACCGTGAGGGAGCCTATGTCATCATCCAGTCGCTGCCCATCGAGAGCAGTGAGAAGAAAAGGCTGCTCACCGACGCCAAAATCGAGGAGCTGGAGTCAATGGAGGAGGTGATTGATGAGTGAGCGCATGACATACGACGACATGGAGCGGCTCTACATGAACCAGGTGCAGCTGCTGTGCAACGTGATAGACAGTAACATCCTGATTGCGGAGCTGGGTCGCGCCACCGGCAAGACCGAGGGCATCACCACCCCGCGCATCATCCGTGTCGCCGACTCGATGCCTGGCGAGCTGATGTTCCTGGTGCATAAGACCTATGTCGCCTTGGTATCCAACGTGTTCCCCAATATCCAGGCGTCTTTCTCCAGAATGGTTAGCGTGAACGGTCGTGAGCGACCCCTGCTGGAGTATGGAGTCGACTACGTGGTGGGGGAGACCCGCCTGCCCTCCCATTTCCGTAAGCCACGCTACCCTATCAGTTATCCCAAGCACTCCGTGGTGTTCCGCAACGGTGCCCACCTTCAGCTAGTCAGCAGCGACCAGCCGGAGAGCGTGGCAGGACGCAATGCCGTACATGCCTTCATAGAGGAGATGAAGCACAATTCGGGGGAAAAGTTGCGCTCCCGTCTGTTCCCCTCCCTTCGTGGCGGCAGCGCGGAGATACGCAAGAGCCCCTATTATGCGGGAGTGACGGGTGTCAGTGACACGGCGCGGGTGGACTTGGGAGAGGATGATTGGTTTGAGGAGTATGAGAAGAAGGTGGACCGTCAGCTCGTGTCCGAAATTGTCACCGTCGCCCTGCACCTTAACAAACAGTTGCTCCGCCTCCATGAGCTGAAGGCTCAACTCCGTGAGACGAAAAATCCCGTGCTGATGGAGAGAATCCGTCTGGAACAACAGCGTTTGAACCACATCGTCGCCATCTGGAAGCCCCGCCTTGCCGACATGCGCCGCAATGCCATATTCTACGCCCGCGCATCCAGTTTCACCAACTTGGACATCCTGGGCGCCAAGTTCTTCAAGACACAGTTGGACGCGCTTGACATCGACGAGTTCCTGACCTCTATCTGCGCCATCCGCCACAAGGAGGTGACGAATAAGTTCTTCGCCGCATACGACCGCCACCGTCATCAGTTCAAGGACTCGTACATCTACGACCTGATCATGAAACTTGACCTGAAGGACAAGTTCATCCTGACCGCACACTACCTGAAGCATTATAATCCCATGGACGAGATATACGTGGGCTACGACCCCGGCAACTTCTCCAGCCTGGTGTGCGCCCAGAAGAAAGAGTACGGCAAGCGGCTCGACGTTATCAAGGAGTTCACCAGTTTCGCCCCGGTTCCCCAGGACGACCTTGCCCAGCAGTTCCATCTCTTCTTCGGTGCGGACAGCGTCAACAAGACCATTCACCTGTATCCTGACCGAGCCGGCAACAAGACCCGCGAGGAGTTGGAGCAGATCACCACCGACTCCAGGAAGATGAGGGACCGTCTTGAGCAGTACGGATTCAACGTGGTGCTCTACAACGAGGGACAGGGCACCATCTACTACTGGCAACAGTACAAATTGCTGCTGATGCTGTTCTCCGAGCATCACGAGGCACTGCCACGCATCCGCATCGACGAGAACGAGTGCAAGAACCTGTGCTCCGCAATCATGGTGTCGCCCGTCAAGCAGCAGTCCGGGAAGATAGAACTCGACAAGTCGTCAGAGCGCAAGGAGCCTCTGAAGCACCAGGCGGGACTTACCACACAGTTGCCGTCCGCCTTCATATATCTGTTGTATGGTATGTATGCCGACCAGTGTCGTCAGGAACTGAGCAGCCTTCCGACCGATTTGCCCGACAATATACCCGTTTAATCTCTTTTTTTTGCTCTTTCTCGTCGAAAAGCACCCTATTTTCGAGAGAAAAAGTTTGCGAAAACATATAAAAAACGACCTTTTTTACATCGGTCGAAAACGTAAGCGCCTGTCTGTCAGCCCCAAAGGCTTTTGAGAAACGAAAAACACGTTCAGCGAACGACGGCAGGGTGCACGCCCCGCTGGGAAACGGGTTTGATGTGCAAGCCTCTTTAGGTCACTGGAAATATGACGGTGGTCGTGCGTCCTTTGCCCTCGCGCGTACATTTTATAAATTCGCAGCATGAAAGTCGGATCAGAGTTGGACGGTATGAGTGCCATGCAGTGGGCACGCGAGATCTCCAAACTGCCAGAAGGAGACTTCACTGTGGTGTTCTTTCCTTACTCAAGGAAGAGGGAGATAGCATCGACGGAACTGTTGGTCAAGGAGCACTGCAAGTGGCGCAGGCAGATGCCGGAGGAGCGGATATCCATCGACCCGGACAACCTGCTGCTCTTTGCCGACGGGAACGGGGAGCCTCGTATGTGCTACAGGATCCTGATCCGCTATATGGCTTTCTCTCAAGACAACTATATTCTTCATAAGATAAACTGGCTATGAACGACAGTATTGAACTATACGGCAGCGTAGGCAACTACATCCTCGACGGCAACAGCTTCTCGTTCCAGATCGGGGAGGGAGCGCAGCTCTTCGACCGTGCCCCGTCGCCCATGCTTCCAAGCGACCGTGCCCTAGCCTATCACGAGCACCAGTGGCTGGGTATCAACGGGTACCAGGTATGTATGCGCGGTATGAACAACAACCTCATCGACGAGGTGACGGCGGAGATCAAGCACAACCGCCTACTGCCCCGGCTGTACTCCAAGGAGATCAAGATGCTCTATGGGCACGGTCATGCGTTCTACCGGCAGGTCCTCGACGGTGGAAAGATACGCCGTGAGTATGCGGAACTCCCGCAGGTCAGGGAATGGCTCGACTCGTGGGAGGATCTTGGGCTGGTGTCTGCGGAGGAGTTCTCCAAAACCAATATCAAGAACTTCTACTATTTCGGAGACTTCTTCTGCAAGTGGCGATTCTCACGCGGTAAGCGTATCGGCAGGGGACTGCCGGTCGCCGGTCTTGAGAACCTGGAGAACAAGCACTGTCTCCTTGCTACCACCCGGCAGGATGTCGCCTATGAGCTGATCTCCTACCAGGACTTCCATCATGTCGCCGTCGGCAAGTGGTTCTTCGGTACCGGGGGCTATAAGATATACCCGAAGTTCAATATGAGTGAGGTGGACAGTTATATGTATGCAGCCGTCAGTCATCACCGTGAGAAGTCGGTGGATGAGTTCTATGGTGTCAACGAGACCCATCAGGGCGCACGTCCATATATTCAAGGATCCAACAAGACCGCCCATTACATAAACTCCTTTCTGAAGAACTCACTTGCGGCGAAGGTGCATATCATAGTCCCGAACGCATGGATCTCCAGCAAGCGTGAGCAGATCACAAGACTATGCCAGGAGAACCAGAAGCGTAAGGCAGCCAACAAGGAACTTATCAAGTACAACGGACTGGAGATCGGTACCGAGTACTCCGAGAGTGTCCTGATACAGTACCTCCGCATGGAGCTCCGTAAGGTCGGTGAGTATCTCAGCGGTGAGGGTAACCAGGGAAAGGCATACTCCACCATCTCCTTCATGGACGCACAGGGTCATGAGCAGCAGTGGAAGATTGAGCCCGTCGACCTGAAATACAAGGAGTACATCGACGCACTTATCTCGTATGACAAGCGTACCGAGCAGGCTCTGCTCTCCAGCGTTGGTCTCGACGCGGCAATCAGCGCTGTCGACAAGGAGGGTGTCATCTCCAAGTCCGGGTCTGACTCCTACTATAACTATCTGATCTATATCATGTCTCTCACTCCTGAGGACGAGATCTGCACCCAGCCCCTCAATATGGCAATGCGTGTCAACTTCCCTGATCTGTATAGGCAGGGATATCGTATCGGTTTCTACCGTGAGGTTCCCCAGCGGCAGGAGGATGTCGCACCAAAAGAACGACTTAACAATCAGCAGTCATGAACTATATCACCGCATTATTCAACAACCTGAACGAGATGACGAAGTACGCACCAAGCGTCGACAGCGTCAACTCCCTGTCCGACATGGAGGCTTCCAGCCGGTCAGCCCACAAACGGGTGACCGCCATCATCACCTCCTCTGTATACGATGCCATCGTGAGCTCCGGTGATGAGAGTATGCTCGACGCACTGCGTATGGCGATGGCGAACATGACGCTGCAGGTGCAGCTCACCTTCGACAGTATCAACCGCCGCAAGAACGGGATGGACGTGTACAAGTACGAGTTGGACGGCATGCGCCGCTCTTATATGGAGAACTACTACAACGCCATGGACACCCTGATATCCGCCGTGCTGGATTCCGATGCCGGTGCCGTCAAGAGCGCATGGAACGGCTCCAGGTATGCCACGCTGATAGGAGACTGTCCCATCAAGAACGCCGACGAGTTCGACTCGGTCTACAATATCGACAACTCTTATCTCTTTTTCTTCCGCACACTTCCCCTTCAGAAGGAGGTAATGGACTCCAGGCTCGGAGTCTATTTCTCCAAGGTGGCAGATCTGGACGGGGAAGAGCGTCTGGAGTCCATGCTGCGTCTTGCCTTGGCTAAGAAGGTGGTGGCTATAGCCTTGCGACGCTTCGATATCCTGGAGTGTCCTGCCACGATCCGTAATCTCTTCGATGAGTCGAAGGTTAGCGGTCAGCGAAAGGACGAGCGTGAGGGTGCTGTGAGCCTTGCCAACCTGCTCGACGGGGAGGTGGAGTCGCTTATCAGTGACATCGACGTGCTGATCAGCGCGGACTCCAATATCGACATAAGCAGTATGAGTGCGTACAACCGTCCTGAGGATAATATAGTAATGATGCCATGAGGGAAGAGGTGCGAATAGCGGCAAGAGGCAAGGAGTACACGGTACCGAACAGCTGGGGCGCACTGACTCCGGACATCTGGCTGTCACTCGTCAGGGAACTGCTCCGGCAGCAACGGGGAGAGACCTCCGTTGGTGAGCTTCGGATCCAACTGCTGTGTGACCTGATGGGCTGGAACAAGCATAAGTTCCGTGACGAGGACGAGATAGCGAACCTGATCGTGCTGTCGGAGCAGTTGACCTTCCTCTTCAAGATTGTATACCCTGACAACAATGCCGCCCTTGACGGGCTTACGGACGACGAGTACCGACAGGCGGTACGTGTGGAGCCGGATCACCTGGATATTCCTCAGGCTTCCTATTTGCGGACACTCGACTACAGGTACCAGATAGACCTGTGCTTCTTCAGGCAGATGCTGCCGGAAGTGAGGATACCCGTCGTCATGGATATTGAGAAAACCTACGAGGGGTACCGTGCTGACCTCCAGATGGGGTCGCTGACCACCAGTCTCACGGCTCTCCAGTATATAGAGGCACGAGAACTGCTGGGGAAAGAGGAATCCCTCCCGCTGCTGGCGTCCATCCTCTACCAGCCGCTTCCATACGACTCCAGCATTGCCCATGCGGCGGCAAAGGAGTTTGAGCGTCTGCCAAAGGAGACGCTTCACGCCATCGCAATGAATTTCGAGGCGGTCAACAACTTCCTGTTTCTGAAGACCAGTTTCTCGCTGCTCACCAAGTTCGAGCCAGGCAAGGCGCACTCAATCACCACCGACATGACAGACGCACTGTATGACCTCTCCAAGGACGGACTCGGCAATGCGTCGGAGGTGGAGCAGCTGAACGTGCTGACGTGCCTGCGGATACTACGCAAGAAGACGATTGACAGCGTCCGTCAGATGCATGGAATGAAGATGGAGATTGACAAGATAGCCTCCGAGGTGGGGCTTCCCATTGAGATAATCACAAAGATAATATAGTATGATCATACAAGACCTGTTTCTGTATTTCGCCAAGTTTCCCTCTAAGGCGGGAGTAAAGTCGATGGCTACCATGGGCGGATCCGAGATGCCGGAGTACCAGCAACTGATGGGCGCGCTCGACAATCTCCCTGACGAGTCTCTGGTACCAGAGATAAAACACTACGTCTACGGGCAGTCTATAGATGATCTGAAAGGCAGGCTTGACAAACTCATCGGCAGCTGGCTTTACGCTGACTACGGAGAGATCACCGCTCAGGACAATAATGGTTCCCTGGAGGTGGTGCAACGGCTTGCCGTCACTGTAGCCATGCGCATCCGCTCTAATGCGGACATGATTGAGCGAATGATCGCCAGCGACCGCACTATCGGAATGCTTACCAAGGTTCAGGCGCACATCATCGCTGACTGTGACTCAGGACAGTTGGAGTGGCTGGCAAGGGGGGAGTTCCGTAAGACGGAGATTGTCCCGTTCGTCGCCTCCGAGCTCAACAGTTACGGCTGGACGCTGCTGCTCGACGCATCGGCTCCGGACACCCTTGGCACAGCAGCTCTCTCCAGGTCCTTTATGTCTCCATGGAAATAAACTATTTTTGCCATATGAAAAAGAAAATGTACAGATTACCCGTGATGTCGCTCGTCATCGCATTCCCGCTGTCAATCATAGCGGACATTCTGAAGTATGTGTACCAGGACTGGGAGTTCGCCAAGTGGATTGCCGTCGCTGTTGTCATCGATACCATCCTCGGAATCGTCAAGCACCTGGTGCATAAGGATGCCTCCAGTGAGGGGTTCTTCGTCAAGTTCTCAAAGAAGATCCTGGTGTATATCCTGCTGATGATCCTCGCCAACGTACTGACCAACTACACTGTCGGAGGCAGCGTGGTGGGTACCACGCAGTGGATGGGAACCTACCTGTGTACCTACATGATGGTGCGGGAGGCTATCTCCGTCATGGAGAACGCCAACGCCATCGTCCCCATTTTCCCCAAGTCAATCATCAGGAGGTTCAAGGACTTCAACGACAAGGGTGAGTATATAAGAAAGGAGGAGTGATATGGCAAAGGCAGAGATTTTGACTCCGTTCATCCTGAGTTGGGAGGGAGGATTCGCCAATATCCCGGGCGACAGGGGAGGTGCCACTAACAAGGGCGTAACCCTTGCGACCTTCCGCAGTGTCTTTGGCAGCGGTCGGACTGTTGCCGACCTCAAGAGAATGACGGATGATCAATGGGAGTTTATCTTCAGAAAGTATTTCTGGAACCGATGGAAAGCAGACCAGATCCAGAGCCAGCCGATTGCCAACCTGCTGGTCGACTGGATGTGGACTTCAGGATCCTATGGTGTGAAACTTCCGCAGAAGGTGCTGCAGGTGAAGATTGACGGCATCGTGGGTCCGAAGACCCTTGCGGCAGTCAATGATCATCCAGACCAGAGGCAGTTGTTCCATGACCTGTGGGTTGAGCGTGAGGCTTTCTTCAGGAGAATCGGAGTGAAGGAGCAGAGGAAGTTCCTGAACGGATGGCTCAACCGGCTGAGCGGTATCCTGTATGAATGCTTAGTGTGTAACGGAGGTAAGACCATTATGTTATGAGAAGAATTTTATTCGTTATCCCCCTTTTCGCCCTCATGGCGTTATGCGGCTGCAAGACCACCCGCTCCATGGAGGAGCAGTCCGTCAGCATCCGTGACTCCATCCGTATCAAAGACAGCGTCCGTGTTACTGACTCCCTCCGTATCAAGACATCGGTCCGGGACAGTGTGAGCATCCGGGACTCCTTGGTGATCAGACTCGACTCCGATGGTAACGAGAAATCGCGAGAGTCCTGGCATCAGCGTGACACCTACCACTGGCAGTCCGACAGTGTGATGGAACTCAAGTTAATGCTCAAAGAAGCGATTCAGGAACGTGACGCCGCACTGGCGGTATTGAAGAATCATGAAAAGGTTGTCTTCAAAGGTCCCACCCTCAGGGACAAACTGCAGTACTTCCTGAGCGGAGTCTTCTTCATGGTGATTCTGATCATCATCGCAGTAGTGGCGGCATGGAAAGCAAAGAAAGTTTAGTTGTGTTTTTCATAGTATTTGGTTAGTAGTAATTTTGTAAACAGAGGTTTAGTTTTTTAGTTATTATTCGGATCAGCCGGCGCAGTGATGCATCGGCTGGTTTTTTCGTTAAATGATATTAATATTAATACTTTTCTTTGCGAAACGTTTGGTAAATAGTATTATTTTTATTACCTTTGTATCGTCAAACAATAAAACACAACAACGATGAGAAGATACAAGGTAATTGAGGTCATCAAGATGCTGGAAGCCGACGGGTGGGTGATGATGAAGACCAAAGCCACAGACCACAGGCAGTTCAAGCATCCTACCAAGCCGGGGAAGGTGACCGTCAGAGGAAAGAACAGCGAGGTCTTGAATCAGTTCCTTCTTAACAGCATCTGGAAACAGGCGGGATGGAAATGACCACCCAGCCTTTATGGGAAGAAAGTATTAATCTTAAAGCATTATAATTATGGAGAAAATTATCGTTAACGTCGCATGGGTCGACAAGAATTTCGGGGCTTCCCTGAGTGACAACGTGCCTGGTGCAGTGGTACTTACGGCAGACACCTATGAGAAGCTGCTGCAGGAGGTGCCAGAGACGCTGCGCTTCCATGTCGAGGGAATGGTGGAGGACGGCGATGACGTTCCCCAGTGGCTCGTCGACGGAGAATATGAGTTTGAGTACCACCTTCAGGACGTGGCGACAGTACTCCGTGCCTATGAGCCTTTTGTCTCGCTGGCAGCCATCAGCCGTGCCTCCGGCATCAACCAGCACCAGTTGAGCCACTATGCCACACGCATGAAGACACCACGCCCTGAGCAGCGCCGCCGCATCGTGGAGGGCATCCATAAAATCGGGAAGCAACTATTGGCTGTTATGTGAGTTTATTGTTTGACGACACCGGCTTTCAGCAGCCAGCCCCGGTACGTGAGTGTCGGGGCTTTTAGTATCAGTCAAAGTCTGGAAGAAATGTAAATACTAAATAAAATTAGTTGCAAAACGAAAATATTCTTTACGAGGCGCAAATATATTAAAAATAATTTATATCTTTGCATCCGGAAATAATAACAAGCCAATTCTCACAATCAATGTGTAAGGTAGATATTAAAACGATAACTCGCGTGAATAGCAATATGATTAATCACGTGAAGGCGGGTTCCATTCATGTTCAAAATTCAAAGGATGGAAAGATTGTTGTTCCTGTACATTTGCTTGGTTCTCACCAATATAGAATGTCGATTGACAGGGTGAACGAGATTTACGACCAGGCACGTCGCAGCGTGGTCGGTTCCATGGTTCCTAAGAAATAGAGATATGGCAAAGAAATATTGCAGTATATACAGCAAGTTGGTACAAAGCGAGGGCGATATGGTAGGACATATCGCCTATTCGTTGTATAAGGCGGAGAAGGTTCGTTATATTAAAGAACAGAAGGAGACTATGAAAGTTGAAGTGCTTCCTGATGAGATTGTTCAGGAGTTTGCTTCCGGACGTGACAACCAGACAAGCCTTGAGCATTATCGGGGTATGGCTGAGACTATTCTGCAGAGGTTTATTGGAGGCTCTTTTGATGACATGTCTGGGCAGGTGATTGACGAGGTTACAGACAGGCTAACCCAGCATATGGACCATTCTGTATTGCCATTACTTCCTAAAAAAGAGTCTGGTTGGAAAAAATTCTGGAATGGAGTCTTCCAGAGTATTGGCGGTGCCATAGCATTATCAGTGATTGTATGGTTTTTTGCCAATGTCGTTGGAAAATTCTCGCTTGGCAATATTAGTGTCACTTATAATGATAAAGACAACCTGACCAACTCAGAGCAGGTGACAACACCACCGATGCACCCTGACTCTATTGCCAACGAAGACGTTAAACCGCAGAATAACGTAAATCGCAAATAATATAAAGCGGTTCCGACACCAGATGTCAGGACCGCTTTCAAGTAAGCAGGAAAGCCTGCTACGCTCAATTCAAATCACTATACTACCCGATATCGGCATAGTATCTGGTGAGAGTTACAGGATAAACTCAATCACCGTCCAGATTAGGTGGGCTATCTCTATGAACCTGTAGATAGCCTTTAAGACTTTTATTTTCGTCATTTTTTTATTATTTATCTTTGAGTTTTCTACTCTTGTATAAGGATTTCGTCTGCTTAGAGACATCTTCTTTATTAATAAATATCCTTCAGGATGAAAAAACAAATAGAAAATGGAGCAGAATCCGTATTTTTCTTGTCTGTTTCGTTTTTTTTCGTACCTTTGCACTAAATTCAAATTAAGAATGGCAACAAGGAGGAAGAAAAAACATAGGTTCACAGACATTGCCAATGAACTGTACGACCGATACTGGAAGGTCGTAACTATCCTTGTGGCATGCATAACGGGATCTTTCTGGCTTGGTACCTATTACGAAGAAGTGAAGAAAGAACGTGAAATCTCTGAAATGGAGGACAGGCACTCTATGGAACTTCTCAACATGAAAGAAGATTATATGAACAAGTATCTGGACATGAGGGAAAAAGTATTGGTTAACAAAAACGACTCGACCTATGGCAACAAGGAAAATAAGTGATATCATAGAAGATCTGAGGGATTCTGTCAAAGATGACAGTCTGGACGTTTCTGCCATCCGTGAGAAAACGCAAGAGCGGGCATCTGAACTGGAGGCGATTCTCAAGAAGGAGAAATCCGACGAAAGGTTCTTTTCTGTCCTCCTCATTCTCGTCTCCCTGTTTGTCATTGCGTTCGCCGTCATTACCTATCTAAATAATGACGACCTGAGGGACGATGTCACACAGAAGAAAGGAATCATTTCCAAATTCGAGAATGCCATTAAGCACGACACCATCCATGTTTACTATGATCAGGACGGAAAGGAAATAACAATACAGAGCCTGTTGGATGACAATATGAGACTAATGAACAGGGTATCTGCTCAGGAATCATATTTAAGAAGCATCAAGGCTGCCTATGGGATAGATATTGTAAAAAACAAAGACGGATACTATATAGAAGCCGATAAGGTTGATTCTGCCATGATACTGCTACCTGTTTTCAGAGACAGGTTATCATACGACAGCGTTAAGAAACAATGGATCGTGACGCGCAGAGTTGTACAAGTTGGTGATAAAACTTATCCGGAATAAGGTTTAAAACAGGCAAATCACAGACATTAACCCGAAAATCAAGGGAAAATGGAAAGAAAACGAAAAAATCTTTCCATTTTCTTTGTTTATACAAAAATTCTTTCTACCTTTGCCATCGCGAAACTCATAGTACGACATCGTACCAAGGGCGGTGAAAGACGCCCGACATCAAGAGTCAGGGCATTTTTTATGCTTCATACTTCAAGAGGACACATGATCCTCACTACACCATTAGCGGTGGCACCCCAGTAGATATTACGTCCTTGGACGAAGTCTATGAGTTTCGCGACAGGGAATGCTGCCGCTTTTCCTGTCTATAGGCTGAAGGATGGCTCCAGTCGTAAGGCGGAGCTTCTTGGTTTAAAAAGTGTAGGACATCCTGAAGCCTCCAGGGGGAGAGTTCCTCTACCGTGAGGTGAGGATGAACATTCAAGACTGCAGCAATGCAGGGTGTCCCGGAATCTTGCAGCTCTCCCCTTTCCTCCGGCATGAATCGGGGGGGGCAAAAGGAGACCATAGGCAACGCAAGCGAGCATGTCAGGTGAGTATCGGGTGTGTCTCCTGTCCACCACTGCCCCTTCCCGTTTCCAGATAGTTCCCATGGAGGGAAACGGTGGATTCCCATGGGGGGAACATCGGATTCCCACGGAGGGAACGACGGTTTCCCACGCTGGGAACATCGGATTCCCACGCCGGGAACAAAACGATACAACCCCGCAGGGTGGGTACCCTGTAAGCGAAACTCATAGCAATATGGAAAATGTAATTCAGATCGGGCAGGTGGTTCAGCCCTCAGTGCTTTCCAATGTTGAGAGAACTGTAAAGAACCTGAAAGCTTGGCTCAGTGCCAAAAGTCCTTCGTTCTCAGCCCTTGCCGGCGAGGATGTCTCTCGTGCCGATGTGGTGAAGGCTCACCTTTACCTGTTCATCGTCTTTGTAATCGGTGTTGTCGTCAGTCAGATGGGAGGTGCGTTATGATATTCTGTTGCGATTTCTGGTGGCGGAACAAATACCCCAAGTTTTATGATGGTACCGTTGCCCTGATGAGTGCTGCCAACAGTAAAGCTCTGCTGCAGCCGGAGGACCTGACCAAGTTTGTCTCCTGTCTCAAGGATCAGATAGGGGCTGACAAGCCGAAGGGACATGGCGCGCGAATCAATTACAGTCCTTGTGGTCAAGATGGTAGAGGGTTCATCTATCTGGAGAGCGGTAAGGATGAGACCGATATCGCCAGGATATACCTGCACAAGGTCGAAAGCATCATTACCTATGGGGACTTTCGCAACGCCGTGTTGGACGTAAAAAAGATAGGAGGGTGATATGAGAGCTTTTGGAAAATCATTTGCATACAGTGTGCAAGGGCGAAAGGTTGATGAAATCCTGCAGTTCCTGTACAAAGAACATGATTTCACGTATGTCAAGGATGAGAACGCCTTTTCTGCAGTAATTCAATCGTTGGAAAGGATGGTTAATGAACTCAACAATAAGTACCCTAAGACATTAAAATACTATGTCGAGGTGCAAAAGAATGTAAATGATGGATTCATCAGGATTCATGCATCAGGCTACTCGATGCGAGGGATAAGCATTCCTTACTGGAATGTAAGAGAATACAAAAAGGAAGGAGGTGCCGTATGAGTAAGATGACGCTGACACCGGAACTGGAAGATGTTCTCCAGAACCTGTGCGACACCACGACGCTAGGTGTCCACCTCAATACGTTCGACAAGGTAGAGGATCTGCTACTGGACGGTGACTATGACCATGATGAAGACGGACTGGTGCTCTCCTGCATCCGTGACATCAGGGCTCTTGCCCGTGATCTGCAACAGATACAGGATGTGCTGCTGGGACTCCCTGTGGAAAAGTAACAGCAACAAAGGAAAGTCCTCAGCAGACTGCAGGGAAGAAGGTAAGGGGGCTGAGAGAGAGTGGCACTGCGTCATGACGATGCGGTGTCCTTTTTCCTTCTGTCCGATATAGCTACCTTCGCACCATGGTAACAGAGTCGCTCATCAGGAAGAAGTTCGTCCACGAGACGATCACGGAGGGAATCAACAAGATATTCTCCGAGCAGCAAAAGATCTTCAGTGCCCGGTTCAACAGTCGCACCGGCAGACTGGAGTCGTTCCTCTCCAACCACAGTTTCTCTCGACAGATCAGCGATGGGCACTACTCCGTGTTCATCAGCCTCTATGCCCACCTCCGCTTCCTCGACATGCAGTACCGCCGTCAGGACCTGAGTCCCCGCCCCAAGAAGGCTAATATATACAATAAGGTGGTATGGGGCATCCTCTACCGCGAGGTGTTCCCGGAACTCCGCTACGGTTTCACCGACGAGGTGCGCCAGCAGCTTCGCGACCAGCTGCAGTCGGCTCTGAATCCGTGAATTTTCGTTACGTCACGAAAAATTTTGTTACGCAATGCAGTTTATTTCAAAAATATTATTTATCTTTGCAGTGTGAAAGAAATAACGAAATATCATCTTAAAATAACACCTACTTATATAACTAAAAAGTTCAATGGCAGACAGGAATTATCAAGATTTCGTGAAAGCCCTTTCAATTAGCGGCGAGAATCGTACGTTCTTAAATTCCGACGAAGATCACGCTTTAGACGTTCTGGTTCGGTTGTTTCAGGTTTCACAGAATGAAGTCCGCATCTTTGCAGGGTGTCTGTGTAAACATGTTGGCAACAGACCAGAATATGTGGTTGCGTTGAGCGAGTTTATAGAACGTGGTGGAAAATTGTATGTTCTTCTGAATAACTTCGATGAAGAATGCGCTAAGACATCAAATCTATACAAAAGGCTTGCATATTACAAGTCGAAGGATATGCCTGTATTCGTGAAAAGTACCACGTCCAAGCCATACAGAACATCTGACCCTGAAAAAAAAGAAGTTCATTTTACCCTTGGTGACGATAAGGCTTACCGCATTGAGACAGATATCGAGAAGAGGACGGCTGAATGTAATTTCAATAATCCAGAGTTGGCAAAGGAAACAGTCGCTTTCTTTGATAGCCTTTTCAATAGGGAAGATGCTAAAGAGATAGACTTATTAAAACTCTTCAACGATGGCGATAAATGATTTTTCTGCTATAATTCAACTTGCAGCAACATTATGCATTGCGTTCGTGACTGTTGAATACGTCAGATCATTTATTGGCGTTCTTTGTGAGAGGTTTTTTAAGTTTCAGGATTTCATAGCAAAGTCTTTTCAGGAGTGCCGTGATATTTTGACAGATAGAGATACATTGGAGCACATAGAGCCAATTGTCATTGAAGGGAAAAGCACTAACCCGGAAATAGAAGAAGTCAAGCGCCAAAACGAAGCATTAAGCAAAGAGATTGAAGAAGAGGAGAAAAGAAAAAACGAAGAGGTAAAGATTTCATGCCAAGTACGAAGTATGTCTTCTTTGTGCTTCTTTTTGTTCTTGATGAGTGTTCTTATATTATTGTTAGGAGGCGTTGAAAAGAAATACTCGGATACTTCTCATTCTTTAGTTACAATTTTGATTGTTTTGAGTATTATATATCTCGTTTACGGCTGGTGTGTGGGGGAAAACGAATATCCTAAAAAGTTCAGAGACTTTTCGTCTTTAAGACACTCTTTTATGGGTTTTGTCGTCATATCACTCCTCTCTGTTATTATAACATGTGCCGTTTTTGTGTGGATGCCGACACTAATATCAACCTTTAATTATGTATGGTGGTTTTCTTTGGTTGTCTTTGTTGTATTTATTTACCTTAATTTCATTGTATTTACATTCAAAATTAAGAATAAGGCAATTGCATTTAAGACAAAGGTAAATGAGTCAAAGACCTCTCTAATAGGGAAATGCCAAGAAGCAGAGAAAAAGGTGGAAGACCTTCGTGGACTATCCCGACTCAATGCAAGACTTCAGTCCGATTAATAATAAATACCGCCCTGGCACAACATCAGGACGGTATTCTTTTAGAACATTAATATCACTTCCCTAAACAGATGGATAAGCTCCAGTATCCTGAACGTTATCCTGAAAATCTTTAATACTTTCATTTTCTTCTATTTATTTTATTATTTTACTCATGATTAAGGTTTTTGTCTGCTCTTGTACCCCCTTTTTCATAAAAAATAAAGTTCTAAGGAAGAGAGTAAATAGATAATGGATTTTTTTTGCTATCCCCACTTATCAAATTCCTTTAGTTTTTGCGCGAAAACGCTAAAAACGTAAAGAATAGGGAGTTATGCACCAAAAATAGGGATTTCCCTTTGGTAGTTTCAAACCAAATCCTTATATTTGCAGTAGAAAAAGAACCTAAAAACGGAGGAGTTATGTGGGTTGGCATTAATTTTATATTGAGTTTGGTCTTGATGCCTTTCTTTCTTAGAAGAAGGGGGATTATTAATGTCTGCAAATTCCTTGTGATCTGTTCGATTCTTACACCTTTATTTGGTATACCTGTATTTAATATGATTAAAGACTAATTGGCGTTTGCCTATTAGTTGTCCTTTCTTACTCAGGTTTTTCTTGCTATGTTTGCACAAAATGGCAAGAAGTTTTTATGTCAAGTTACCAAAAAATCTCAGAAGACGTTATTCGGCAGGTTATTACTGTTGAAGAGAAAGAAGCACTCCAAAAGTACCATAAAGTCCAAAAAGGTATCAAGGACATGCGAGAAGAAGTGGCTGACCTTAAAAAGGATCAGGAGGCATTGCGCATACAAGGGAAAAAGGGAGGAGAGCAGTGGAAAAAGAACGCAGAGGATATCGCCTCTTTAAACAAACGTATCAAAGAAAGTTCACAAGACCTCACTAATTTGCGAGACAAGTTGAGTATCAACGTAATGACTGTTGCCCAGTTGAGAAAACTGTCCAAAGACCTTACCCGAGAGCTTGAGCATATGTCTGCAGCTGCAAATCCTGAGGAATACTCTAAGCTCAGCCAGAAACTTGCAGATGTTAAAAACCGCATTAAAGACCTTAATATACAATCAGAGTATGTTAGAAGTAGCCTTAAGGAAGCGCAAACTGAGAGTTTTTTGTGGGGAACTGCCATTGTCAAAGTGGGAGAAATGGCACTTTCCGTCATGGGACGGATTGGAGGAGAAATCGCAGAAGTAGTGTCTCGGTCTCTTGAACTTGCCGAATCTGCCGACGGCGTGCAGCATGCCTTCGAGCAAATTGACAATGGTGACCAACTGTTGTCCGGACTCCGGAAAGCCACCAAGGGTACCGTTAATGACCTGGAACTGATGAAGGCGACCATGAAGGCTAGGGACTTCAATATTCCCTTGGAGGATCTTGGCAAGTACCTCTCCTTCGCGCAGTTAAAAGCACAACAGACGGGACAGTCTGTAGATTATATGGTTGACTCCATTGTCACCGGTCTTGGCAGGAAGTCGAAACCAATTCTTGACAACCTGGGTATCTCCGCTGCAGAGATTGACGAGAAGATACAGGAGACAGGTGATTTCGCCAAGGCTGTCGCCCAGATAGTCAATACCCAGCTGGCGGAAGCTGGAGATACTTACGTCTCCGCGGCTGACCGTGCGTTGAAGAGAACCACGGACCTGCAGAATGCCCAGTTGGAGTTAGGCAAGTCTCTCCTCCCCTATAAGGAATGGGCAGAGGAAACGTATGGTGCCGCCATTATACGATTGACGGATCTTATTAAGTGGACTATACAGCATGCCAGCGTGCTGAAGACAGCCGCTGTTGCCATGGCAACTTTCACGGTAGCCGCCATCGCCAACCGTGCGGCGATGCTTCAGAACACTGTCAGCGTCAAGGGGGCTGTGACAGCACTGAAGACATGGATTGCCACGCAGAAAGAGGTACAGTTGCTGATGTCTCCCTTGTCCGCTGCCTTCAACGGGCTGTCGCTGGTATTCTATAGATACACAGGCAATGTAACCAAAGCAAGGGTTGCCCTTGTCGCATTCACCAGGGCAATGAGGATGGTACCATATCTGGCAGTTGCCGCAGCAATCACTGCTGTGGTCTATGCGCTCTACCAGTTCGCGACTCGTGCGAAGGAGACGAGTCCATATCTGGAGGCGGTCGACGCTTCTATGAACCGGCTGAAGACTCGTAGCGAGCAGTTACGGAAACAGATGGTGAGGGATGTCGATGATATGAAGACTTCCGCCAAGAAGTCGTACACGGAGCAGAAGACCAAAGTAGACCTTCTGACGAATACCATCAACGACAATACCAAGTCCATCAAAAAACGCCGGGAGGCTCTTGACGAGATCAAGAAGGTAATCCCAGCCTATCATGCACAGCTCACCGCCGAGGGGAAACTGATCAACAACAACACCTCCGCTATCAAGGAATACACCAAGAACCTGTATAAGGCTGCGTTGGCTCAGGCTGCGTTAGGAAAGATCAACTCCTATGCGGACAAGATGCTGGATCGTCAGCAATGGCTTGCCGGACGTGAGGAGAACCAGAAATGGGTAAAACAACAGGCTGACTCCTTGGGGTTTGACGTGGAGAACAAGGAAGTGGGAAAAGGAAGCGGTATAGGCGCTAAGTATTGGGTCAAGGACCGGGGCACAAAGGACGGCAACCTGCGGTATATCTCTGAGGAGGAGTACAACCGCCTGGCAAAGGTCAGCGACCTTTACACCTATAACGTGCAGAGCATAAAGGAGCACTCCGAGGTCATGGACGGCTACAGCCGTTCGATCGACAATATCGTAAAGAACGCAGAGAAACTGGGGGCAGACCTGAACAAATCGCTGGGAGGTGACAGTGGCAAAACGAATCCGTCCAAGCCAACAGGCTCCGGTTCTGCCACAAAAGAGGACTCTAAAGCCCTGTCGGAGTTTAAACGCCAGCGTCAGCAGGAACTGGATGCTTCCAAAGCAACATACGAGGAGGAACTCGTCGCTCTCAAGAAGTCCCTTGCCGACAAGAAAATCACGAGACAGGAATACGACTCACTTGCATTGGCTTCCGAGATCGCCTATAAAGAGAACGTGCTGAAGGTAGAGCAACGGTACCAGAAGGCTTCGGAAAGCCTGCAGATAAAGGATGCCGAGAAGAAAAAGGAAATACAGGCAGATCAGAATCGTAACGTCCAGAAGGCTCTTGACGACTCAAACCAGGCAAGGCTGCAGGCGTACGCCCAGTATCAGAGCCAGATGCAGGCTCTTCGCGACTCCTCCATGTCTGAGGCTGACCGTGAGAAGGCTGACCGTGACGCACAACTTGCGGTCCTTGACGCATACTACAAGGCATCACTCCAGTACGCTGAGGAAAACAAGGAGAATACACTAGCCGTAGACAATGCCTATTTTGCCGCAAGGGAGAAACTGGAGGAGGACTGGAGGAAGAAGGATGAGGAGCGTAAGTTCCGTACCAGATCCTCTGCAGGACTCATAACTGTCCAGGAGGAGCACCTGCACGACATTGCGGAGATTGATGCCAATACGGACCTTTCTCCTGAGGAGAAGAACCGGGCGAAGGAGAACCTTGAGCGCGAGCACCAGCAGCGTCTGCTGCAGATCCGCGAGGAATACGGGCTCGTAGGTCAGCAGGAACTCTTTGACGCTGAGATGGAGCAACTGGCTCTGCAACATGAGCAAGGACTGCTCTCCGAGGAGGAGTACGAAGAGGCGAAGAAGAATATGAGGATGCAGAAGTGGAAGGAGTCATACGACTACTACCATGGGCTCTTCAGTAACGCCGTCAGTGCTCTTCAGGATGCGGAGCTCGCCAATGTCGACGCCAAGTACGACGCAGAGATAGAGGCTGCACGCAAGGCTGGCAAGGACACCACCAAGCTTGAGGAGAAGAAAGCCCGTGAGCAGCTGGAGATCCAGAAGAAATACGCTGACATCAACTTCGCCATCAAGGCTTCCCAGATCATAGCCGACACCGCCACGTCCATCATGAAGGCTTACGCTGACCTTGGACCGATAGCGGGAAGCATTGCCGCCGCACTGATGGGCGTGACAGGTTTAGCACAGTTGATGGCTGCCAACGCCGAGCGTCAGAAAGTGAAGCGCATGACCCTGAACGGTGGCAGTTCCTCTTCCTCCACGTCAGCAGAGCGTGTCGCCACGGGTAAGGAGGAGGGCGGATTCCTCGACGTGGAGCGGGAGCAGGACGGCAAGCGGTTCCACGCCAAATACGACCCCAACCGACGCGGCTACGTTGATCATCCAACCGTTATTGTGGGAGAAGGTCCTTCCGGACAGTCGAAGGAGTGGATTGCCAGCAACGCCGCTGTCGAGAATCCGACAGTCCGCCCGGTACTGGATGTTCTGGACCGTGCGCAGCGAGCCGGTACCGTCCGTACCCTTGACCTTAACAAGTTCCTGATCCAACACAGGGGCTTTGCGGGAGGAGGCAGCCTATCCCCCACCTCACTGAAGGTACCCCCGTTGGGACTGGGGATGGACCCTAAGCTGATGGAGCGGTTCATCTCCCTGATGGAGAGGATGGAGCGTAACGGCATCCCTGCCCATGTGGGACTCGACGAGATAGACAATCAGAATAAGCTGCTGCAACAGTCACGTAACATCGGAAGCAAATAATGAAGATTACAGACATTGAGACAGGAGAGAACCTGCAATTAATACCAGGCACGAAAATGTCGGTGGAACGAACAAATCCGTTCTTCAATGACTATGGAGAACAGAGTGTCCCTCTTGATATACCTGCGTCTCCCCATAACTGCAAAGTACTCGGACACCCGGAGGCTTTTGGAGTCAGGCGCAAGGCTATCATGAGGAACGCCGTGATCCGGGACGGTGAATACTACGCACAGTGTCGTCAGGCGATACTGTCTGCCACCCGTCATGGGAATATCAGCACCTCTTTCTATATGAGTGACGGCAGTCTGTATTCCCGTATCGGCAACATCAAACTGCGTGATATCTACGGTGACGAGCGTATTGCCGCCGCAGGGTCGACTGTCGCCAGTTGCATCGCCTGGTGCAAGACGCTGGTGAACAACACCGATCCTGACTATACCATATTCCCCGTATTGGTAACAGATGACTCGAATATGGACACAGGGTGGAATTACAAGATCCTGAACAACTACGGATGCAAGGTGACCGTGTATGCTGCTGAGGGAGCCCCCCAGGAGGAGTACGTGAAAAAAGTAGCTCCGCTGTTGCTGTACTCCGGGCAGACTCCTATCTTCGAGAATGAAGAGGACACTATGGAGTACGTGGACGGAATGCCCGTCAACCTGAAGCCAGGATACTATATCACCCCCTTTGTCCGTGCCATACGTGTCCTTAAGGATGTCTTCTCTCATTTCGGATATACACTTCAGGAAAACTTCTTTACCCAGACGGAGCCTTTCTCGAAGATGGCGATCATCAACAACTGCATCGATACAATTGTGAACGGCTACATCCTGAAGGCAGACCTGGTACCAGACGTTTCGTGCAAGGATTTTCTTGCCGTGTTCCGCAAGAAATTCTGCTGTGAGTTCGTCTCCGACGAGAGGAACATGACCGTCAGTGTAGTCTTCCTGAAAGACATCCTCAATCAAGCTCCGTCGACAGATCTGACGAACAACATGACTGCAGAGCCGACTTTCTCGTTCAAGTCGCAGAAAGATTTCAAACGCATTAAACTCGCCTCAGATCATAAGGTCGACCAGGAATCCTCAGACAGTTTCGACACCATCAAGGATTTGCTTGCAAGTCACGAGACGGCGGTTTTCTGCAAAGTCGACGGCGCTTTCTATAAAAGCGGATGGAAAGGCTTTATGCCCGTTGAGACGAAAGTGGCTGAGAGTTCCATGGACTATGACAGTGGTGGCGAGGAGGAGCCGCTGGAAGTCAGAGTTCCTGACCTGCAGCCGGAATACCGCATGCTTCGTCATGTCTATGACCCGGGAGACGGACAGGAGAACTTCGAGTTTAACCTAGGTCCTTATATATATATCGGTGATTATACCGCCAGGCACAGCAAGTTGAAAGGAACAAACGTTTCTTCCGACGAAGAAACCTCGACCGACGACAATACGGGCGCCCCTGTCAGTCCTTGCACTCTCGCTTTCACGCATGGCGGAGAGAATATTGCAGGCACTGCTGGAAGCGTATCATCTTATAACCTCTATACCTTCGGAACCGGCATCCACGCCTATGGGTCATACATGAACGACAGAGGATTCAAGAGGATATTCGACTATTCGCTATTCTACTGGGGGGACGACGGCATATTCGAGAAATTCTACCGTCCAATGGATCTGCTTCGACGTAACACGCTTAACGAGGTGAAAGTCAACTTGCTGCTTTCCATGCATGAGAAGATGAACATCCCTGCCTGCGAGAAAGTGTGCATCAGGGGGGAGGAGTTTCTTCTTAACAAACTGAAATTCACACTCGGGGAAAAGAATGATCCGCAGGAGACTAGTATGTTGACGTTGTCTGTTCCTGACTCTCCCTCTGTTGCTCCGACTATCACCGAGACTCTTCCAATGATGACAACCGAGTATAAATGGATAACACGGGGGGAAGAGAGTGACGTGACATGGATTGGCTATCCTGAAGAAAACTCTCCGTATCATGGAGACGGGGAATTCCATTCCACCGTATATCCGCCACTTCCTTGTGCGGATTTAGTTGGACAGACCTTCGGTGAGCAGACTGCCTATACTTATGTCGGAAGAGTAGAATGGTATCTTTATAAACACCTTTATCGCGCCCGTAAGGTATGGCTTGAGTGTGTTCATGCATGACCTGTCCTTTCCTTCTTTGGCGTAATACTGTAAATTTGCACAAAACAAGCATCTATGTATATTAAGATTTATCCGGACAGCCTAAGCCTTGTTGGCAATATGAACCACCTCTTGGTCGAGTCCACAGAGGATGTGTCGTTCTCTATCAAGGTGGAAGGATTATCCTCGGACCTCGTCGAGAGGGTGTATTCTCCTAACAGCAACCATCTGTTGGAGATAAATCTCTATGATATCGTATTCCCGGCACTGTCATTTTCCTTACAGAACGTCTCAGAGCCTTATCGGCAGGCTGATATTGTCAAGACTTTCGTTATCACCCTGAAGGGTGTCACCAGCAGGGAGACGAAAACGAAGACTTTTACTGTCGTCCGTGGCGGTGTTGACCGGCTGGCAGATACGGCGGAGAACTTCCTTCTGCAGAACTTCCTGACATGGCAGCCGAATATCAAGCCCGTGACTTACTACACACCGGAGTTCCTGACCTACTATGCTGCCGTCGCCTCCAAGGTGAAATGCAAGGCTCGTGTAGATGGCAATGATGTTACCGTCACCTTGGCTAGCATCCCAGCGGGTCAGGCATGGACCATTCCTGTACAGTACGCAATCATTGCCGGAAAGGTTAACGGGCTCCCCTCGTATTATGACGTTTGGGTTGAGGATGCGGGAGGTCAACGTCTGACGTATATCCAGCGTTACTTCGCCCAGGACATGAAATCCGAGAACGAGCAGTGGATACTGTTCGAGAACTCACTTGGCGGCATCGACACCTTCCGTGCTTACGGAAGTACAGACATGGAGGCATCCCACAGTCATAACGTCGCAGAAATAGAGGAGATGTCGTCCGAGTACCGTGTGGACACTGAGCGAAAGTTCAAAAAGAATACGGGCAGACTTGACCGGAAAGAACGTCTGTGGCTGCTTGATTTCTTCCCGAGCCTGGCAAAATACTTGTACGTAGGAGATTACCTGCGACAGATTGTCGTCACGGACAGTGATGTCAATTATAAGGCTTCAGAACTTCCGTCCCAGTATAATTTCACATATAGGTACGCAGATGCCAAACCATACTTGAACATCCCCAGGACAGACGCACCTCTTGAAATCCTTGATATCGACATACCTGAGGTCGGGTCTTTTACGGTCGCCCCACGCTTAGTTGAGTTCCCGAGAATTCAGCTAAGTAGTGGGGCATTGTTTCCTGTTCAAGATCCATACAGCAGCTCATGGGCTGCCACCACCCTTGGTGCGATAGCACGGTTCTTCATCCAGTATATAATAGGATCGTACTCTGGAGGCGGAGGAATAGGACATTCGCATTCCAATCTTGATTTTTTAGAGAATCTCTCTTGGGGTAATATTCTCAGGAAAGACAGGGATGATACCGCTGCGGGGGTCATCACATTCCTGAAGGGGATTGTCGCCAAGGCAAAAAGCTATTTCAAGGGTATTGAGAACGATGGCGATATCTCCAATACCGGAACCATATCCACCAAGAATATCGTTGTCACAGGCAAGGCTACCTTTATGTCCGTTGAGATAGAGGAGGTTAAGGCTGCCGGTGGCATGATCGTGGAGAGTCCCGGTCGCTTCCGTATCGACAGGGTTGAGACAACCAACAGACCGCGGGCTGTGTTCAACAATGTCACAGGTAAGTATGACGGAGTCCTGCGGTGTTACCAGCTGGCTAAGGACGGGCGTGACCGTATGGTTTTCAACGAGATACGCCCCGGTGACCAGCTGCTGTGCCTGACATTCAATGTTGATCCTGACAATACCGAAAGTGCGACCACCAACCGCTATTACTGGCGCAGGGTACTTGCCGTCAGCTCGGAGACGGTGTTGTTGACGGAGGAGGACGGCAGCAGCAACCCGTACCACTGGGTGGATGTGTCGCTTGAAGACTACGACGGATCCTTCCAGATGACAGACGGTGCGCTTGAGCCTGTTGGTGACGGGGGCATTGTCAAGGCGGACGTTCCGGAAGCCGGCGACGAGACAGTCGTATTAGGACACAACTGGGGTGTCGAGACCGACACAGACCGCCAGGGGGCATGGGTGTCCTCCGCATACAAGGGCAATGATCCGCAACTCGCCAGTCACGCCCCCTATAAGGCGCAGTACTGGGGAATCGACGACTACGACCTGTCCAGTCATCTGAAGACCTACTTCGCCCGTGGGGATAACCGTGTCGTCGGTACCATGGAGATGACCGCTGACTCCACCCTGGGGGGTGAGAAGGTGACCGATACCCTCAGAGGTCTGAGAAACCAGATCAACTCCGTCAAGAGCCAGACGGACAAACAGGTGGTCATCTGGCTGGGGGAGGGCGTTCCTACGACAGAGAGTGATCCTGCGTGTGACTGGCAGGACGAGTCCACAAGGGCATTGCACGAGCACGACCTTTATTATAATAAGAGTCAGGCAACCGCTGACGGCAGCGGTCGTGCCTGGTCTTGGGAGCAGGTAGACGGTGCGTGGACATGGAAGGAGATTACCGACAGGGACGTGCTCCGATCCTTGGAGGCTGCCGCACAGGCTCAGGAGTCCGCTGATGCGGCGCAACAGTCGGCTGATGCAGCCCAGGAGTCCGCCGATGCAGCCCAGGAGTCCGCCGACGAGAAGTGCAGGACGTTCGTTGTTGCTGAGCCGAATGTGCTGCCTGCTCCGCCTTACAAAACGGGTGACCTGTGGATGAACGCCTCCTATGCCGGGGAGTCTGGCGGTGTTGAGTACAAGTACGACAACGACCTCCTCCGTTGCGTAGTGGCAAAGGGGAAGGATGCTCAGCCGGCAATCACCGACTGGGCACCGGCACATAAGGCAACCAGTTCAGAGCTGAAGACACTCGATGACAAAATCCTGGCAAGGGTGACCGCGGAGGATTTCAACCGGTTCCGCTACGAGTCCGGACTTGTGATTACCGACAGTAACGGACTGTTGTACTCACTCTCGAAAGACGGAGAGGGACATGAGGTGAAAAGTGAGATATCCACCTATGTCAGACAGGAGACTGTCGACGGCAAGACGTATATCAAGAGCGGGATATCACTGCGAGCCGACCAGATAGACTTCATCGGCAAGACCGTCATCAATGGGAAATTTGTTGTTGACAGTGACGGAAACGTCACCATGGACCACTTCACGGCGACTAATGCCAAGATTACGGGAGAGTTGAATGCCATATCTGGTACAGTTTCTGGAGATTTGCGTGTCGGTCAACCAGACTCCATACACTATTTAATCACGCCAGCAGATCTAACATGTACCATTAATGAGATACAATACACATTAGGTCCTGGTATAAGATTTTATCGGGGTTCGGAATACATCGGTGGTCTTTCTGTTGTCGGCACGAAAGATGTCTCTTTGCACGCAGGATGGGACGAGAATGTTCTAATTGACCAAAATGGTATTAAAGTGTCATCTCCACGGCTTTCAGGTGGATACGTCGGATTGAGAACGATTGTTAATGGCTTATCTGCGGCCTTCGGTTTTACATGTCAGGATGGTGAGGGAACTGTGGATTTTATTTTTGGCTTATACGGCAAGAAAATATATCTGAGAGCCGACAAAACATGGTTCCGGACGTACGACGAGGCACTGTCTGGGGGCTTATATCTTGAGAACGGCTATCTTAAAATTAAATAATTATGGCTAGAATTGACTTTTCGAAAATTACAATCCTCGATATCGAGGGCAGGGAGGTGAAGAGGGATATCTCCAAGGATCTAGGCAATATACTCTATTACACGGCACGTGACATTGCCGCAAGTGAGCTTGGTAAGAGAATTTACTATGACAAGGAGATTGAGGTGGATGCGAAGTCCGCGACAATCTTACGCAAGACCGTAGGGGAGAACTTCTCCCTGGTCGTGACCACAGCACTGGATCCTGTCCTGGACGAGATTATCAGAGGAGGCGTTTGATGGCAGCAATCCCGCATATCAAACTGACTATCCGCAGGTCCGAGCTTGACGGCGGAGGCATGTACCGCACGGCAACAGTGAGGAATGTCGAGCTGTCAGGCATTGCGGAGAGTGCCAAGAAATATGTCCCGGACATCATCATGCACGCCCTGTCCCTGGCTCCCGGTGTCGAGGTAGGCGGCAATAACGGTTTCACTTATATATTCCCATTCAAATTATCGTGACATGGCAATTAGAAAACTTGGTTTCCCTGAGAAAATGACAGGCGACGAACTGTCTGCTGACGAGTTTAACCAGATACCTGCAAAGGTGGATGAGTTGATTGACGTTCTCAATGAGAAAGTGGGCGATATCCGCTTTGAGGGCGGGCAGCTGGTGTTATATGACTCTCCTGGCGGCAACCGCATCGGAGCAGTCAGCCTGTCCGGCACAGTATACGCCATCACTCTTTCCTCCGACCTGCAGCCAGTGTTCTATATACTGACATCCGAGGAGACCAGGTTCATCAGCGTGACACCTTCCACGCAGAGCGGTACCATTGGTGGTTCCATGTCCGACTTCATAGAGGACTACGACTACAACATTGCCGTTGACAATGGCGACGGCACCTTCCGTGAGGTCGTCAGCGGCATGTGCAGGAGCGGTTCGGCAATCCGTGAGAACATAAGGTCTTACGTTTCCGTCGGCTCCAACCGCCTGCGACTGATGGTCACGGGACGTGAGTCAGGACAGGTGAAAACGCAGATATACACGGTCAACGTAACCACGCTTACCCTGTCCTGCCGCTTCTCATGGTGGCGACCGTTCGTCGAGGGACAACCGTTTGCCATCGACGGCATCTATTTTGGCGGTAATCTGCAAAAGACACTGTATGTCTCGATAGATGACGATGAGCAGCAGACCTATACGACTGCATTCAGCTCAGGCACGTCATACAACACCACGGCATACTCTTTTGATATGACGGATAGATTCCCCGCAGCTGGGACGGGTATCCATAAGATGGAGATATGGATGGCTGGCGGTGGCGTGGAGACCGCTCACTATATATATAATATCATGTGCGTATCTGCAGCCGATGTCAACAGTGTGTCTCTGGTGTGCGTTAACTCAATATCCGGCAAGGCTGTGAACTTCACCACACAGCAGCTCTTCGAGTATGCGACCTATAACGCCACCGCCGTACAATTCGACATCTCCGTAACCGACGGCAATACCATATGGACTGTGGCTGAAGGTCAGCGGATATCTGTCCAGACACAGACCCGCCAGCAGTACACTGCGGCTCTGGAGGTGGATACCGAGATCCTGGACGGTCTGATGCTTACCGCCACAGCCTCCGTGGGTGAGGATGAGGGTGAGAGACAGTCGGTGGATATCGCACTAGATAACTCCAACAGCTATGCAGCCACGGCAGGGGCGACGTTCTACATGAACGCCGCTAACAGGTCCAACGGCTCTGCCGACCGTGAGGAGGTAATCAATATTGCACCGGATGCTCAGACTGCATCCTATGCCGCACAGTGGCAGGATTTCGCATGGTCTGTTGACGGATGGAATCAGGATGCCGACGGCAACAAATGCCTCGCAGTGCTGGCGGGATGCCGAGTCAGGGTACCCGGTCTGCGTCCGCTCGCCACAACAGCGACAGGCTCGCTGACTCTGGAACTCAAGGTGAGGATGGCGAATGTCGCGGACTATGACACGCCCATCCTGTCATTCATGTCTACGGATGAGTACAGTGAGGGCACCACCAGCGGTGTGATACTCTTCCCGACCAAGATCCTGGTACTCAGCAGTACGGAGCGTGAGGTCACGCCACAGAGTGTCAACCTCTCGGAGGACAGCATCCTCCACATCGTGATTGTGCTTCAGCGTCAGGTTGCCGGCACAGGGCGTAACCTCTGCCGCATCTACGTCAACGGTATACAAAACGCCATCTTCGAGTATGCCGGTAATGCCAGCTTCGGGAATGGGTCGCTGGTAATGGGGCAGGACTCCTCCGATCTCTACCTGTATATGATGCGCTGGTATGTCGGTCGTGCCCTCGAACACCGTGACGTTCTGGCGAACTTCCTTAACACCATCAAGGACGGTGCCGTCTATAACCGCAACGGGGTGCGTGCCGACAATGATATCATGGACGGCGGCAGCATCAGCTACGACCTGTGCCGAGCCGCGGGTTATAACTGCATGATCATTGAAACGGAGAATGACGTGCCGCTTCCCAGTCTGGAGTATACCACAGGTGCTAAGACAACCCTTACCATGGAGTACAACGACCATCCGGAGTGGAACTTCTCGGTGGAGAACGCTCCCATCGGAGGTCAGGGTACCACCTCTATGCGGTACTACCGCTGGAACTTCCGTTGGAAGATGAAAAAAGACTGTGTATGGCACTATGCTGACGGTACCGTGGAGACGGGGAAGGGCGGTTATATCGCCGGACGGAGCCATCCAAAGGCGGAGAAGGTCACGGCAAAGAAAAACTATGCGTCCAGCCAGCAGGGACACAAGATGGGAGCGACGGCAATGTATGATGAGCTGTATGAGCAGCTGGGGCTGAAAGCTGCCTCACTTCCTGCCACGGAGGACCGTGTGGCTGTCTATCAGCATCCGGCAATGGGCTTCCAGAAGCACCCCGACGGCAGCTATACGTTCATAGGTCTTTATACTATAGGTCCTGACAAGGGCGACAAGAGCACGTTCGGATATGACACCAAGGCTTATCCGTCACTGCTGTCACTGGAGGGACCCAACCATGCGCCTCTGGGTACCCGTTTCCTGCATCCGTGGACGGAGGACGTGGACTATGACCCGGCACAGGAGACGATGACCTTCGGAGGGGAGGAGGCATGGGATGTCGATGTCTGCCCGTACGAGACGGACGGTACCAGCGACGACTGGGTGCCGGAAAACAAGCAGCAGATCCTCTCTTTGCTGGAGCGTGAGTGGAAGCCAGCTTACGATATCGTCTACTACTGTAGCCCGTTCCTCCGGTCACTGGAGGAGGTCGGTATGACGCTGGAGCAGCTGAATGCCAGTCCAGACTCATTCCGTAACCGCATGGATATTCTGGGCAACAGGAAGAATGAGGTACTGCAGTTCTATGACGCATCCTATAACCTGATATACTACCGCACGAAGACCAAGCGGTATGAGATTCTCCAGTCGCACGATATGCTGGAGTACCTGTCAGACTACCTTACAACTCAGACACCTGACACGTCACAGCTGGTACTGGCACGCGCCGCCAAGTTCCGGGCGGAGGCCGGCAACTACTGGAGTATTGACGATGCCTGTTACCATGACTGTTACTGTGAGCTGACAGGAGCCTCAGATAATCACGCCAAGAACTCCTATCCCTTCAAGTTCAAGACTCTGGCGGAGGGCGGTCGCTGGGCATGGCGGCAGGACGACCTTGACACCATCATGGCGACCGACAATAACGGTCAGTCCACCAAGTCGTACTCCATCGAGATTGGTGACGTGACCTCTGACGGCACTGATATCTACCAGGGGTCAAGCTCCGTATTCTGGACGCTCCTCGGCGGGGTGTTCCTGTCGGAGAAGAGGCAGATGATGACCCGCATGGTGAACGGTCTGGTGTCCATGGCACAGCGGCTGGGCATCAGCGGAGCCTATGTCCATGAGTCGGTCTTCAATATGTTCGCATGGTACTTCTGGGACCATTCAGCACGCTATTTCCCGGCGACGGCATATAACGAGGATGCGGCATGGTCGTATATCACCCCGTGGCGTATTGACGCTGCCAGGACATATAATAACGTCTATCCGCTCACCCAGGCCCTGGGTGACCAGCTGCAGGCAGAGCAGCTGTGGGTGATGCGACGGATTGTATATGTGTTTTCCCTGTACCGTATAGCCGGGTTCACGGGATCCGGTGAGGACGGATACGGGCGTATAGAGTTCACGCCAGCCGAGACGTTCACCTTCAGGGTACGTCCCGCAATAGACATGTACCCTAGCGGTAACCGGGGCGGAGGTAATGATATCCAAGGCGGACGCACCAGGGCTGGAGAGGAGTGTGAGATCACTGCGACATCCGACGGCTCGACCACCTTCTACCTCAAGGCACTCGACTGGCTTGTGTCCATGGGAGACCTCTGTGGACTCGTATTGACCAACCGAGGCGGTGACGCTTCTGTCGGTGCCTCCTTCTCTGTCAGCGGCAAGAGGCTAAGGGAACTGAAGGTGGGCGATGAGGATCCTGCCAAAGTGCGGTTCAACGCGGGCAGCCTTGCGGTCAGCGGTGACGCTATAGAGGTTGTGGATGCCCGTAACGTAACTTCCCTCAGAAGTAATGTGTCCCTGCTTAGCTGTCCCCGTCTGAAAAGGGCTTTGTTCAGTGGTACCAACGTACCGACGCTATATATACCGAGAGGTGCCAAGATTACTGAGGTCTCTTTTCCGTCGGGTTTGCAGACGTTGTTCCTTCATACGCTCCCATTGCTGCAGGAGAGCGGAATGGTGATTCCTGACGCAGCGCTCCAGACCATCACCGGTCTGTACTATTTCCAGTGCCCGGCTATATCACCGTTCGCCATCCTCCGCAGGATATATCAGACGGAGGGGAACCGCCTGCAGTTCCTGACGATGGTATGGACGGACGAGATCGACGGCACGTCAGAGGATATGGACATGCTTGCCGTGTTCGCAGGCAAGTCCTATGACACGGAGACGGGCGAGGGCTATGGCTGTGTGGAGTACGATGCGGACACCAACCTGCTGTCCAACTCAAGCCGCCATCCAGACCTGCAGGGTGTCATCAATATCGCAGGCTCAGCCTATGAGGACAGCGTCAACTCCCTTCGGGAGTACTTCGGATCTGCATTGACTCTGAATATTATGGGTGCCTATTACATAAGGTTTGCCGATCCTGTCTGGGGCGCGTATGCAGCGGCAAGATGGGGAGACGGCACCGGGACAACTAAGGCACAGATGATAAGCGTGAAATCATTGTCCAGCTCCGACATGAATGTCTCGTGTGACGTAATGGATGTTAGGTGGTGCGTCATTAGTGATGGATGCGGTTTCTACCCCAAAAAGCGCTCGTCCCCGTCGCTTCTTTTCGGGAAGACTAAACGTGTTCTTCTCTCTCAGAGTGACGGAGATTCACTTAGGGAAGAGTATGACAGGGTAATTGGATACAGTACCGACTATCTTTGTATTTATGGCTGGAACTATAATCACTTAAACATTAACGTACTGGCGTTTCGGAAAGTAACAACGTTGGCTGAGGATGGTGGAGGCGGCACTGATGTGTTCCGTGGAATGAAATTAACAATTGGAAAACTATATATTGGTAATACTGTACCCCCACCGGTGGTGAGTGGTATACGTAAAGTCGCACAAATATACGTACCTCAAGACAGTGTCACCGCTTATCAGGACGCTAGTATATGGAACACCGTGGCAGACAGAATAGTAGGTTATGACTTTATCGGAGATCCTGATGGCATATTCACTTTGATTGACGCAGTCTGGAATATTGATGGGACTATGAAGGAATAAAAAAGTGCTGCAAGAAGCACAACATGAATCCTGATAGTATCGTGTGTCTGTTGTTATCTCCGCCTCTTTAATTCTCTCCCTCATCCACCCGATGTAGGACTCCCTGCTTCTGACCCTCACATGCCGTGGGTTTTCCGTCAGCCTATTCAGATCACCAACCTTGCGTGTGTAATAGTGATTGTCTACCTGCACTTGTATAAGTGCGTTTCGTCCCTCCAGGGCTTCAGCCATGGCGTTGATCATTTTTTGAATGTTCATATATATCAGTTTTGTAGGATTGCAGGACGGTAGGGTGAGGATCTAGAGCACTCCTTGGTAATTAACGAGAAGATCATTGGCTTCCTGGATATCTTTCGGTGTGTATATGTCTGTAATAAGGATAGAAGAATGCCTCGCCTGATCTCTTACGGACAAGATATCGGTATTAGCCTTCAGCATATTGGTTATTCCTGTATCTTTCAATGAATAGAATTTATATTGAGGAGGGAAGCCAAGTTCCTTCCTGCAGCGTAAATTCCAGTAGTCCCTGAAGGCTTTCTCGCTCCTGTATTTTTCTCCTGGAACAAAGTCGTCGCTAAAAAGGTAATAGTTCCCGGGATATCTGAAGATGTCGTTTTCTATCATCAGTTTCATCACGTGATCTGGAATCGTTACCGTCGCGTCGCATCTGTTCTTTGTGCTGTTTCCGTGAAGCTCGAGGGTTTTTCTCTTGACTGAGATGTCCCCTATCCTTATGTAACTCATCTCATGGGGACGAACGAACATGTAATGGAGTATGTAGCAGGCAAGAAGGTAATGTTTGTTTTTCTGAAAAAGATAATCCCGCAAAGCCGCCAGAACTCCGTCAGGAATCACAGACCGATCCTTTCGACCGCCTCGGATCTTTATACCCGCAAAACTCTCCGACGGATCTCTTGGAACATATCCTCTTTCGGTTAGGTAGTGACAAAAGGATTTGATCCAGGTTAGATAGTTGTTTCTGGTGCGTATTGTATTGTTTCTCTCGACCAAGACATAATCCAGAAAGTCAGATATCACGTACCTGTCGAACTGATAAGTGTAAAAGACGTTCACGTTCTTTTCCTCTTTCCATTCTATCAGCATTCTCAGACGACTAGTGTATGAAGCGTAAGTCTCTGCCCGAAGATTGTCCTCCCTCAAGAGCTTCATAAGGTAATCCCTGTACTTGTCACATACCTCGAGGAATGAGGAGTACTCAGTTGGTCTCATCTCCTCCACCCAGGGATTCCACCCTCGCATGAGTTTCTCCGTCAGCCTTCTGATAAGATCCTCTCCGTACTTACGCTGTTCTCTCTTTCCTTTTACATGACCTAGCATGAATTTCTTCGTTCTGAACTCTCCTCTGGACGGGTCAAAGGCGACCAGAGACACGTAACACTCTGATTTCTGATGAAACACTGGCTGTTTCCAGCCTACAATCTCTTCAATTGCGCTCTCACGCGAAGTTTTGACATAATTTTTTTTAGTCATACATTAATTTTTATGCATGACTGTGTTAAACGAATAAAGTTATTTGTCAATTTTCGGTTTTCACCGACTTTCCACCGACCGTCTGCCCTCCGACAAACACAAAACCGCCCTGTTTAAAGGCGGTTAAGTTGTTCTTAGTCGGGATTACTGGACTCGAACCAGCGACCTCGCGCCCCCCAGACGTGTGCGCTACCAACTGCGCTAAATCCCGA